ACGGATGTATTGCTGACGTTGAAGAATAGTTACAGACTCCTGATCAACCTTGTTTAGACGAGCCTGGGCATTTTCACTTCTAGCCTTTGCAGCTACCAGCTTTTCCTCTACAATCAGAGTCTCGGCCTGAGCCTTCTTAACCTTCTCAGCAGCAATAGCCATATCTGCCTGGGCTTTCTGAGCCTGGGCATTCACAACTACATTAGCTTGGATTGCCTTATTTACCCCTTCCAGGGATACCTTAAGGTCAGCAACCTTCTTGATTGCGTCATCCAATCCTTTTGAATCTACACGAAGGTTGATAGCCTTCAGTGGCTTGGAAAGAGCAGACAGGGCCTTATTGACTTTCGAAATACCAGAGTCAAAATCCTTGGTATCAATCGAAAGCTTCAAAGACTTCAATGGACGCTCAAGAGCCTTTACCGATTGACTAACTCTAGTGAAAGCACTATCAAACTCTTGGATATCTGCACTAAGCTTCAAAGACCTTTGGCTGCGGTTAATTTCTTCAATTGCATCACCAAACTTCTTTGCCTTTGAAATACCAGAATCGAAATCCTTAGTGTCAACAGAAATCTTCTGGCTTTTGCCCTTTGAAGTAACTTCACCAACAGCCGTTGTCAACTGATCGATTTTCTTGATGGCCTGATCAAAGGCACTTGTATCAACTGTAAACTTTAATGCATTAAGTTCCAGACTCATATTTTTCTCCTTGGATTTGTTTTAGACTCGCTATAAGCCTAAAAGAAATACAGGCTTTTGTTTCGTATTTTGTTTCAAGGACTACTGACCTATAAGGTAAAAAGCCTGGGATTTACCCAGGCTTTTGTTTCATATTTTGTTTCATTGCTTCAGATTGCAGCTTCAAGTATTTCTGATCTATTGCGACCAGAAGTTGGACTTCCCAAACTTCAGGTTCAATGCAGTTAAGATCATAATAGGCCTTAATGTCAGAATAGGTAATGGGATTTACCCCAAACCCAGAAGACTGTCTAGTTGCATTCAGGTGCAAGAAATCTTCCCACACATATTGGAACTCCTTAGGAATTTCTACCAGATTCTCCAACTCTGCAGGTGTTCTCTTAGTAATCTCCTGAATCCTTAACAAGTGCTCTCTCAAAGATTTACCATCTTTCTGAGGCTGACTAAGAGTGAACTCTTGCTCTGCAAATTCTAAAGCTTTTTCAAAATCATTGAAAGTTGATTAGCTGTTCAGCTTCCTCCAGCACTTGGTCACGAATCCAAGAATGCTCCTTATAGAGCTTTGCGGCAGCCTCCTGAGAGAACTCAACAGGCTTACCATCTTCCAGGAATCCACGCCAGCCGATAGTACGCACCACGGCAGATTCTACTGCCATATCTTCAGCTTCTTCCAGGTCGATGTCATCTTCACGACCGGACTTCTTGTTTCGCTTTTGCTGCGCTTGGTACTCTTGGAACTTGCGGCGGGCATAGGCCTTCACTGTCTTCGACAGATTACCACGGACCTTAATGAAAGCCCCAGTGGGCTCATCAGAACCCGGCAGACGAACTTCAAATTCGTAGCCCTCTTCAGCCTTGTTACTCAGGTTGTTCTTTGCCAGATCAAAACCTTGTGTCATTTCTTCTCCTTTTCGTTAGTGCAGATTACTCTGCGGTTGTCCAAATAATAAGTAATTATAGCATAAAAGGGGTTGTTTTGCAAGGGGATTGAATATCTACAGGCAAAGAAAAACCCCCGAGGGATTAGCTCGGGGGTTTATTTAGCTTAGATTGTAGTGTCTTGCACAAGGACAGTTGTCAGAGGCAGACCAGAAGCAGAAGTATCATTCAGCAGGGCGGTGAAGCTGTGCTGAGAGATAATACCCATTTCACCGTCTTCCTTCGTTGCGGAACCAATCTTAACCTTTGGCAGTACCAGGGACACAACACCAGCATTCTTGGCATTGTCAGTCGTCAGGGCGATCACCAGAGATACAGTCTGTTCTTGGTCGAAGTATGTACGGAAGGCAGCATTTTCGAAGTAGGTACTGAAGTTGCCGTTTACACGGATACGACCAGTAAACACGTCAGCAGCGAAGTTCGTACCGATTGTTTGAGCAGGCTCCAGACCACGTTCAATCGTGATATCTGCAGAAGTAATAACCGACACAGGAACACCGTTCACAACCACAGCACCGTTAACAGCAGCGAAGATACCATTTGCAGATGCATTAGTTGGAGTGGTGAAGTACTGAGTAGTACCAGTTTGTTGTAGGTTCTTACCCATGAAACTGAAGTCACAAGTCACAAGGCCAGTAGCAGGCAACTGCATAGCCATCGAACCGACCTTCATACCAGTGTAAACTTCTGACTGAGCAATATCCGAGAAGAATTCTTCGATAGTGAACGAGTCATCAGTATGACCTGTCAGCGGAGCAAATGTCTGCTTACCAACTGCTGTTGCACCAACAGAGGCAATCGAAGCTTGGGGCACCAGAGTAGTCCCAGACAGGACACGCACTGTAATTTGCAGGGCAGTAATAGCAACGATCAGCAGGTTGTTATCTTGGTTTGCTACGTTCAGTGATGCACCCGTCAAGCGGATCACGTTACCAACGAAGAAGCCATCAGTAATCCAACTACCAGCAGTACGAGCAATAGTGAACAAATTACCAGATGCAGCAATTGTCACGGTCAGGCCAGTAGCAGTACCACCGGCAGTAAAGTCACGGGCAAGCACGCCCTGGATGAAGTCAGTGTAAGAGCCAGGAGAGAATTCACCATTCAGGCTACCCTCTGCACTGCGAACACCGTGCCGCATGTCAGCGACTTGATAGTCAGTACGAATTTCGTTAGATTCGTAAGTTTCTTTCGTCAGGTTAAATGCAGAAGTAACGCGGCGCAGATACTTAGCTGATGCTGCACCAGCCAGTTCACCCCAGGCGGTTTCTTTTTTAAATGCAATTTTTTTTCCCACCCCTCTTGCGATAGTCATAGTAGTTTCCTTTATTAAAAATTGGTTAATTCAGAGCAGTCCAATAATCAGGATCTATGCTCCATCCGTGAACACTCTTCCTAGGATTAGCTTGAAAGAGTTGAGAAACCTTGTTAAGTTTCACCCCTGAATAAGTTTGAAAATCTTTGCGTGTACCCTGGAAAGTATCACCGCTTTTATGGTAGAATGTATAGATAGAAGGATCTCTTTGTTTTTCTACAAGACTTCTGATATGTGCTTGAGCTTTTGGACAGTTTTTCTTAATCTCTGAGAGTTTTAGTTTGAACTCTTCAGTTTTTGGTAGACCAAGGGTTGCAGCAGAAATTGCTGACCTGTGCTCCGGGGATAAAGTTCTACCAGTTAGCTTGCGCTTCATTTTCTCAACGCCTGCTTTCCAGCGTTCACTTGACTTTCTATCCTGAGCCATCTGTTTTACAAGTTCAGTGTTGGCGTGCCAATTCCCCAGCCCAGGCCCTCCATCATTTAAGTTAACCAGGGGCTGGAGTAGTAGTCTCATTAGGGCTATCGTATCAATTTCTAATTCGAAAGCTTCCTGCTCCGAGAGATTCCCCTGTAGAATTTCGTGAACCCAACCGTGCTTATTAGCAACATTTTTCCAGAACTTAGTTCTACCATTCGTTGCTTTGCACCTATAATTCCTACCCTTGCCAACGTAAAATACAAGCCCGTCAGATTTTCTGCGGTGCAGGTAAACGTAATAGTCAAGCTTCATAAACTTCTGCAACCATGTTAATAATCACCGGAACTACCATGCTGTCTTGAGTGAAAGCTGTCCCAGCAATCTTCGGGGTTTCCAAGACGTGAATCCTAGTTGTACCTTCAAGAATAAAAGTCCCCTTCTTAAATTCTTGCCAAATAACCTCGGCTCTTTCAATCCCCTCTTTCGTACCTTTACCTTTCGGGAAAACTACAAAGACTTGAAATTGAAACGGTTGCCTGTAATAACCTGTTCCAAAAACAGGATCTTCAGGGCTCATGATTACGAACTGACAACGCTGATATAGACCACTTGGTGGCTTAAAATCAACACCTTCGTATGCAGTGAAAATCCCAGTGGAAATACCCTTGAGTCTCTTTTCACAAGCTTGTTTAATGTCTAGAATTACTGACATATGGCTCCTTAGAACGTAGTGCGGTAGAAGCCCATAATAGCGTCAATCCCTGCTTGAGTAACTTCAGAACTGATTCCGTACTTCTGATCAATACTCTGGAAATTCCCATTCCAGCCTGCAATAGTCAGGTAGGGTGTCGCATTGAACAGAACAATAGTGTCTCCAATATTATACTTCTCAGACCAGAAAAATGCCGCTGTATTCAGAGACTCACCAGTAGTGTCTCTGCGGCGGGGGTCGAACTTAGCGGCGTGATTGTTCAGGCGGATCGTCCAGTTACCCATCAGCATACCTGCCGTAGGTGCCCAACCGTATCTTTGTTGACGCAGGGCGTATAACTGATCATAATTAACATCATCACCAACAGGCGTGATATCGGAAATCCAATCAGTCCAAGTTAGCATGAAAGTCTTTATCGAACTCTTCAGCTTTGCTTCTACAGCTTCCCGGTATTTGACTAGAGATTGCAGGGTTGCTGTCGAGTCAACTTCAACCATATCAACCCCTTACAATCAAGATCTTGTAGAGGATTAAACTCCCACCGGCATGTTTCTTTTCAATACTGTAAACCTTGTAGTTCTCACCATCAATATTTACACTGTCCCTGATTGAAGGTACAAACCCCAGAGAGTTGTTAATTAAGTATAGAAGAATTACTTCCTTTTCAATCAAGTTCGGGAAGTTGTATGCGTTAGCCTGGATTTGCTTCGGATAGGCTTTTACATTGAAAATTGTCTCAGTTGATGAGACAGAACTTGTATCTTCATTGTAAGCTGGAGCAGATACAGAGACATACTGAATACTCACCAGATGTTGGGACATCGTATCAATTGCAGCTTTCAAGAACAAGTTCATAATTACACCTCAAAGAAGTTTTTAGGTTTAGAGCTTGGCTCATTACCGGAAGGTTGCTCGATGATGTTATTGTTTGCATCGTCGTTAATCTCTTCCATCTGGTCAATAAATACTCCACCAACCCAACCCTGGACACTCTGTAGAACAGGATTATTATTCGGATCTTTAATGTAGAGCATAAGTGCCTGACGATAAGCCTCTGCTGCCTTTGAACCTTTGAGTGAAAAGATATCTACAGTTTGGTCTGACCTCTGGGAGAGGTGCATCAGGATGATCCTGGCTGCATCAATGGATGCACGACCAATGCTATTGTAATGCTTCTCTAGGAGGTATTCGTAAGTTTCATCAGGTAGAATAGGGAAGTTGACATCCATGTCAGCGACTTCCATTCTTAGCTTTTCAATATTTGTTGGCATTATCTACCTTTCTAATTATCTGAGGCTTTTTCTTACCACTAGCTTGTTTAGAAGTAAGAAAAAACCCCCGAAGGGGTTTTGTTCATCAGTTCGAACTGAAAGCGCGAACGATGCACTGAGGACGGCGAAGCAGGTTCAGGAAGTTAGATTCCGATTCCACTTCGATCTTGCTGTCCTTGGCGTCACGGTAGGTCCAAACGTAGGCTTGCTCACCCAGGGTGTTCACAGTGCTGAACTTGTTGGCTGGGCCGAAGTAAGTTTGGAACGTGTCCAGAGTGCCAGTTGGGATGAAGTATGCATCACCAGCAGGGATCAGGGCTTGACCGTTGTACGAACCACGGTACTCGATGTAGGTCACGTTGCCGTGCACAAAGGTACGCTCAGTTGTCAGGCCACCCAGACGATTACGCAGAGGTTCTTGGCTAGAAGTGTAGTACTTATAAGCCTCAACCACACCAGCTTGCTTGATCAGTTTTGCGAAGAACTGAGGAGAGCACAGGGCGATGAATCCACTTACAGTTTCACCCGACAGGATGTTATCCTGGATATGGGCAATGGCTTCTTCCGACTTCTCGGTCACGTTTGTGGTTGCAGTACCCAGAGTGAAGTCCACTTCCTTACGAGTAACACCGAACACCGAGTAGAAGTTCGAAGTTACAGTGCCGTTAGGGGCATACTGCAGGCCAGTCGTCAGCGTGTAGCAACGAGCAGCTTCCAGCGTGATTGCATGATTCATGCGAATACGGTTCAGCTTACGGGCGATGACAGCAGCTTCGGTTTCAGCAGCATCAGCTTGTGCATAAGCACGTTTACCCTGAATATCTGTAGGGCTGATGAAGTCATCCAGAGGGTGGTGGGTCAGGGCGAAAGCGAACAGCTTGCGGTTGTCATCACGGTTTACGTTGTTACGCTCACCACGGGCCTTATCTCCGACGATAGAGATAGTACCTTCAGACATTTCCAGCGTAATGCTGTTTTGAGCAACCGACTCGCTTCCGAAGATGCCTAGACGGTTCACAAGGCCCCAAGTATTAGGAATCAGATTCAGTTCCTGGGTCAGATCAGTTACTTCGAACTGATTGGTAAAACTACGAGCAATAGTCATATTGTTATTCCTTTACAAATTAAACAGTATCGTTGACCAGGATGTTACGCGAGGCCAGTTGAGCGTAAGCTGTATTCAGTTCACCAGCGGTGTCCACCGAAGCGCCGAACGACAGAGCAGCCTTCGACACGATGGCAGGGCCGCGAACGCAGACCAGGGCCAGAGCATCAGTGTTAGCAGCGACCGTCAGGTCTTGAGCCAGAACACCAGCAGCAGTTTGCGAACCATCCGAAGCGGTAGCTTCTACACGGCGGTACTTACCGTTTGCAGTAATCACACCCAGAACAGTGCCAATAGGCATCGTGCGGGCAGCAGTTTCGTTGATAGTAACGCGCTCAAAGCAGAAATTCAGCGAAGGTTCGTAGATGTGCTTGAAAGTATTGCTGAAGCGCAGGGTATCGGTACCAATAAGGCTCATATGTATCTCCTATTACTTAGTTTGTTGTTGCAGTTGGGCCTTAACTGCCTTAGCAATCAAAGACTCTTCTTGCTTTTCTTCTGCGTCACCAGACGCACCAGTTTCTTGGAACAGGGCAGACTGTTCTACCTTGCCCTGCAGATCGGCAAGTGCCTTAACCACAGCAGCGAAATCTTCTTCTGCTTCCAGCAGACCAACTGCCTTAAACAGAACTTCTGCAGCCTTTTCATCCTTGACAGCAGACTTGACTTGTTCAAAACGCGACTTGCGAACAGCTTCCTTCTTTTCAGCTTCGTATGCAGCGATTTGGTCTAGAGCCTTTTGAAGCTCTACCTTTTGATCATCCAGTTGCTTTTGAATTGCAGCGAATTCGCTCTTAGCAACCATCTCGACATTTTGATCTTGATCCATTGGTTGTTTTTCCTTCTTAATTGTTTCTTCCTTTGCAGGAATCTGACCTTGCATAGCTTGCTTAAGAACAGGCTCCAATTGCTCCTGAGTCTTCATAGCAGCCAAGTAATCATCCTCTGAAAGCTTTGAAAGAGCCAGAGCGATATTTTCAGCTTCGTGCAGTGACTTAATCACTTCAAAAGCTTCAAGCTTTGAATTCAGATAATCTTCGTAAGTCTTTTCATAGTCTTCCGATTTATCATCATCCTCTTCTTCGACATAACCCATCAACTTAGCCTGGATTTCTGCATCTTCGTACCAAAGTCCGAAAAACTTCTGCAGGAAATCTGGAAGTTCCATAGTTACACGAATCTGTTGCATCTTTTGAACAAATTCTTCTGAGTAGTTCAGTGATTTCATTACCAGTGTAGTTCTACCGTTAGCGGCACCACCTACGCTAGGACCGACAAGACTTACTGCGGCACCTTCTTTTGAGAAGTCAATACCTGATAGTTTTCTCACCGCTTTGACCTTTTTATTATCTGCCATTATGTCTCCATCGGTTGTGTCTTAGCCAGGGCTTGAATAGATAGCCCGTTAAAGGTACCATCTTTTACACCCTGCCAGAGTTGATCATCTTCGAAATAGCAAGTAGCTAACCATGTACCCTTTTTAACTTTCTGCCCGCCAAGCTCTACTTCACCTGGAGTGATGTAGGACTCTACGAAACTAAAAGCAGTGGTATCTACCAAATGCAAGAGATTGGCTTTCATGCAGAATCTATTGAAAGAGTGACAAGCCTCTTCAACATCTTCCTCCGAATACCAATCTCCATGAAGGTCAGTGGTCATCCCATCATTATCTTGAGGCTCAAGAACTACAAACGTAGCAAGCCTCTTTTCCTCTTTTAGGGATTTAGCTACAGGTTTTACTTGGTTTTCCATTCAAGTTTCTCCTGAATAGCATCATATGAATTAATTATATCAATAGGATGCGTTAAATGTCTAGTGTTAGGATAACCCGAGTATTGAGTTAATACTCGGGGTTGGGTCATGGAGTGGGGGTAGGTATGTTAGATCCCTGACTACGTGCGAGGCATTTGCATTGCTGTTTTCGGGGCCACTCTTCTTCTTCCTTTGATGTGATAGTTGTTACCTCTTACGTGCCAGTCAGGGATCGGTCCTCGACCCAGTCCGTACCCAGAGCGTTGTTTGCGCTGGTTGTCAGCCTGATCCACCCCTTCACAACGTACTGAGAACCCGCAGAGCCTGCGACGGCTGGCGCAGTGTTCTGCACGTAGTCTCCGGCAGTCCACGAACCAGTGGTCGGACGGGCTGCGAGATACACAACGCGCGGCACATCCCACCACTTCTGTCCTGCAGCTTGGGATGATCCAGCTGCATAGGTCAGTCGCTCGGTAGTTTGACTCAGGTAGAAGTCAGAGAACACATCGCGCAGGTTGCTGCTTTTGCCGTAGGTGTCGGTTTTGTAAGGAACCGCCATGCGGCCCACCGCCCGCAGGGTATCGATGTTGGCATCCCAGACCGTGGTGTGATCTGCCTCAGTCTGGCCATCGGTGCGCGGCAGAGCATAGGCCGCGTGCGCAACCGTGGTGACCATCTGCCAGTTAGTGCGAAGCTGCGTGACGCCGGTCGCGCTCAGATTCTCAATCACCAGCCGGTAGCTTTGGCCGGTGCCGGTCGCTGTCGGGTTGGCCACAAGCGTGATGGGGCTTCCGGTGCGCAACTGTGGCTGCGCACCCATGAAAATCTCGTCATACACCTCCCCTGTCTGCTCGTTCTCCAAGGCGATGCGCAATCGGTCGCTCTGCGGGTTGTTCATGAACCAGCAGAACGCATGCGCGTGGTAGTACAGAGGCACGCCGGACGTGGGCACGATGTTCGGCACCTGCTTCACGCCAGACAACGGCTCGAATCGAACGGTGCGTGCCGAAGGTGTAACCACATCGGTGGGCAGGTCGCAGCGGTTGAACGCCGCCGCAGCGCCGGTATGCACCCACGGCGCAGGCGCAACCACACT